CCTTGCCAATCATTGCTAGTATCGTTGTCGTTCATTACCTTGTTATACTGTGCCATGTAATCATTTGCAAACTGTCCGATAGTTGTTAGGAAGTCTGACTTATTCTGTGCTTCTTTAGCTTGATTATCAGCATCAAGTTTGTCTAGTGCATTTATTTGATTAGTCATGCGAAGAATATCCGCTTCTGACTCTGCTGTTGCAACGCCTTGGTCACGTAGGGATTGTGCTTCAGTCAGTCTACGGTCAATGTCTGCTCGTAAAGCTGAGGATTGTTGATTGATAGAACTTTCAGCACCTTGACTAATTACATTCTGTGCGATGTTAGACTGTGCAGATGTGCCACTAGCCCCTAGTCCTAATTGTGCCTGTCTGTTATCAGTAGCGGACCTAGCCATAGTATCTTGCACTCTAGCTTGACCTATCTGACCTCTAGTGTCTGTAACAAGGTTTTCACCCTCTTGTGCTAGTCTACCCTTTGTAGCGTCAAATGCTGTTCTGAATCTACCCATAGCCGCTTCTTTTTGCTTAGTGGCTATATCGTCACGTAAGGACGTCTGCGTGTCCGCTGTAGGCTGTACGGTGGGTTGTGTGGGTATAACGGGAACTGTAGGTGTTATTGTTGATGAAGTAATTCTCTTTAGGTAAGACTCCTGAGCAGAAGTATCTTCCCCTGCGGCTTTTCTATCAGCGATAACTCTGTTAGTTCTGCTGAGTTCGCTAGTGTTGAAGTCTTGGTCATCAATCAGCTTCTGATTTGTTTGTGCAAAGGTGAGTTTACCCTTTTGTTGAGTTATTCCTCTGCCCTCATCTGATACAATTTTGTATTTTTTGATTATAGGTACTGTAGCCATTAGTTCACCTTCCTAACTATATTGTCGTAGGGATACCACCTTCAGTAGATGATACCCCTTGCTTATCAGCTACTTAACTATCTTATCGAAGTCCACTTTGCTTAACTGACCTTTTTTAACAGCAACTTCTAGCATTGCTTTAGACCATAATTGATGATTAGAATTCTTCTTAGTTGAGATATCTTTGTTTGCTTTCATCTTTTCTAGTAATGTTGTCTTCATATTAAATTACCCCCATGTCAGGTAGTGCTAGTAGGTTTTGGAATTCAAGTGCCGATGCTATGCGTTCTTCCGCTGTTGCTTCTTCTGCGGGTTGGTTATCTTCTAAGAATGTTATCATGTCTAATGTCGCTTGCACTGTTAATGCTTTGTATTCAGCAATTATTTCTGCTTTTTCTAACTCAGTCGTTTCGGTCGTACTAGCCATATCAATAATTCTTGGCTGATAGATTTCTTTTGTTTGCGTGAACTCCATGAATACACCCATGTTGATTGGTGCATCATTAATGATGTGGTCGAACGATTGTGCCAATTTATACTTTGCTAGGACTTCTTCTGCTGAGAATGAATCTCCTGATGGTGTGAATAACCTGTCTGTTTTGTTCCAAATTTTATATCTCATAATTATAGGTCTCCTTTTTTGTACTTGATGTAGCCTGTGGCAGGGGTTACAATAAAGTTTTGCTTAACTGTTGCAGTTATTTCTGTGCCGAAATCGAACACTGTGCCTATTGGCATTTCTTGGTAGAAACCTATTGCTTCGGGTCGATACGCATCTACTGTAGCTGAGGTTGGAATACCACCACCGAACAAAGCATAATCTCCTATGCTTGTTGCTGCTAAGTCGTATCTACCTACTGACAATGCTGTAGGCGTTGAGCGTGTTAAGGTTGTATTATATGCATCTACTGTGGCTGAGGTATATCCACCACCGAACAAAGCATAATCTCCTATGCTTGTTGCTGCTAAGTCGTATCTACCTACTGATAATGCTGTAGGCGTTGAGCGTGTTAAGGTTGTATTATATGCATCTACTGTGGCTGAGGGATATCCACCACCGAATAAGGCATAATCTCCTATGCTTGTTGCTGCTAATGCGTATCTACCTGCTGATAATGCTGTAGGCGTTGAGCGTGTTAAGGTTGTATTATATGCATCTACTGTGGCTGAGGATGCTCCTGTATATCCACCACCGAATAAGGCATAATCTCCTATGCTTGTTGCGGCTAAGATGTATCTAGCTACTGACAATGCTGTAGGCGTTGAGCGTGTCAAAGTTGTATTATATGCATCTACTGTGGCTGAGGATGCTCCTGTATATCCACCACCAAACAAAGCATAATCTCCTATGCTTGTTGCTGCTAAGCTGTATCTACCTACTGATAATGCTGTAGGCGTTGAGCGTGTTAAGGTTGTATTATATGCATCTACTGTGGCTGAGGTATATCCACCACCGAATAAGGCATAATCTCCTATGCTTGTTGCTGCGAAGTTGTATCTAGCTACTGATAATGCTGTAGGCGTTGAGCGTGTTAAGGTTGTATTATATGCATCTACTGTGGCTGAGGTTGGATTACCACCACCAAACAAAGCATAATCTCCTATGCTTGTTGCTGCTAAGCTGTATCTAGCTACTGACAATGCTGTAGGTGTTGAACGTGTAGGCGTACCACTCGAAATCGCCACCGAAGATGTAACCGCAGGCGTATAGGCAGTAAACGTCAACTCCGCCCCACCACCGCCACCTATATTTACTTTACTTCTAGCCATTACCTCACCACCTTCCAACTAAATGGAATTGCTAACGCAGGAGCGGTTTGAGCGTAGAATGTAACCCCACCCGCATAACTCTCTGCTGTTGATGCCATCTCAGCATCTCCTGCAACATCTAAGCTGTCTTTGTCGAGTATCACATCAACCATATCAGTGGCTAATATGCCTGTTATTGCTAAGTCTAACTTTAAAGCGTAATCGCCTGTGTTAGCTACCCACCCTGTTGTTGTGATTGTTGATGTGCCTGTGGTGATTACTGCCGCCGCATCTGCTGTTATTTCAATAGCATCTAAATCAACTGCTTGAGTAACTGTGATGAATCCAACCTTTGTACTATCAGCTGTTGGGTATGTTACTTTAGCTGTGTTGGCTAATACCCTAGCTTTAATTTGTCCTGCTGTGTCTGATAGTTTAACGTCTAATATCTCGCCATCACCAATCGAATCAACTATTGAAGCGACATTCTTTTGCCACTTGAAGTACATTTCATCGTTTAGCGTAGCTCCTGCGTTTAGCGTAACCACTGTAGAACTAGTTTCAACGTAAGAGTCTTGGTCGAGTAATTCGTAATAACCGTCAGTGTTTTTCTTATACACTGCTAGAGTGTTATCGCCTGTGTTATATGATTGTGTTGCACCATCACTTACATCAAAGGCTGTCTGTCCTGCACTAGCGGTAACTTCTACATCCTGCACCACTGCACCAACACCTGTTGTATTAATCCACGCTGTGCCATTGTAGACCTTGAGTTGATGATTGCCTATGTCATACCATAGCTTACCTTCAACGCTTGTAGGGGCTGTTCCACCGCTGTGTATAATCATATCAAGTGCTTGAAAGTCATTGAAGTCTTGGTTTCCTGTTAATGCTCTTGTCCCATCGGTTCTAAGATACTGAGTATGGTCATCATCGCTAAGTCCTATTAAAGTTCCATGGTCTGATATACCACTACCACTTGCCCCGATTTCTTTCCATGTTGTAGTACCTAAGTCATAGGTGTACACAACATCTGTGTCAAGGACCAGCCTTAAATCACCATCTTCCATGCCAACTAAGGCATTTAATGCGGTTAAGTCTGCTACAGGGGCTTTCCAATTATTATCAGCAAAGGCAGGAACGTTTGTAAGATTTCCCCAATGAAGTAACGATTGTCCTGTTGTTTGCATATTAACTTTGCTATACACATCTGCTGAGTTAGCCTTTAGTGCCGCTATCCCATCTACTTCCGTCTCTGTGTAATATCTGCCATCATGGTCTGCACTTGTCTTGTGAGTAGTTAGTAATGCTGATTGTGCTGTTCCTACATCGTCTGCGTACTTTTTAGTAGAAGCTTGTAGGTCTGTGGTAGGTGCAGGAACTATCGGACTTGAACTAAATGTCTTAATACCTGCTACTGTTTGTGTGCCTGTGACTTTAACATCTTGTGCATCTAGTGTATCTACATAGACTTTCTGTGGTGCTTGAAGGTCTGTGGTCGCAATGGGAACTACAGGAGAGGAACTGAACGTTTTAACCCCTGCTACCGTTTGGATTCCTGTCAAGTGAACATCTTTCAGGTTTTCATCATCTACATACTTCTTCTGAGGTGCTTGTGTATCGGTTGTAGCTACGGGTACTATCGGACTAGATGTAAGGGTTTTAATCCCTGCCACTGTCTGATTCCCTGTGATCTTAACATTCTGTACATCTGCTGTTACTGCTGTGTCTGTAACTACTTTGATTGCTTTAATCTCATCAGCTACGTTGTTAGCACCGAAGGTAGCTTCAGTACCGATTGCGTTTGCTCCTGCATCATTAACGGTCTCGCTTGCAAGTTCTACAAGGTGAGTAGCGTTCATATAAGCTTTAGAGTCTATACCATTTTGGTCGAATGCAACTTTTAACAGTGTTGCTTGACCTTTGACTTGGTCAGTTTGTGACTGTATGTTGTTAGTTGCTACGGTTGACGGTGATAATACTTTTTTCGCCATAATCTTCTCCTATCTGCTATACCCTTGTGTTTGGGCTTGCATCAATAATTTAAGAACTACTAGTGTTTCATCATTTGTATCATTTCTCAATACCCATTGAATATAGGTAAACTTCTTAATTTTCCCCTTGATACGATTTACTTGAGCCGAGCGGTTAGTTAGGAAACTGAAATCATCAAAATCAATATCCGCAAAGTCGATTAACTTGTACTCAACTTCATACCACTTAGATACATCTTCGTTCTTTCTGTCTGTAATAAACATAATCTCAACGCTAGTTCTAGTATCGGGTCTGATTGACAACCATTCGTTAGCCATCATCTTTCTGTACTGTAGTGAGTTGAAGTCTAGGAATCCACCGTATAACTTGAGTGCTATGTTAGTCCCTAGTTCTGCACCATCTGCTAAGTAATCGGACGATACGTGTTCGACCGTTCCGCTACCGCTATAATACAATTCACCATTAACATCTAAATAACCAACAGCTTGAATATTGTCGTATTTGTACATTGTGTCGTTTCCGTAGTTCCATATGTACACTGTGTTGTCTATATTTACCCACAGTTCCTTCTTCTTCTCATAGTCAAATGTTACAGCTGTTTCTAGGTTAAGTGATTCTAGGCTTAACTGTAGTCTGTCAGAGATGATATTAGGTTCTACTTCGTTCTTTACGCCCGTGGTCGATACCCAATGTCTAAGTGAAACACCGTCAAGACTTACAGGATTACCACCTACTAATTGTACCATATTTGGTGCTTTATTACCAATCGAGTCGTCCAAACCTTGATACCCGTAATCATAAGGGTTCAATCCTGTGTTTGCAGAATAGTTGGCATTTACAGTAGGATTAACTAATTTAGTCGAATCATACTTAAAAACTAACAATGATTGATACTGAGGAACTAGCGAGGTTATAGCAAACTCTGTACTGCCAACACCTACAAATGAATTAGTTGGGAAGTAAGTTGCATCACCTATACCGCTGAATCTGAACACGTTTCTTTCATTCACATTACCATACAAGAATATGTTAGTATCAGCATTAACACCGAATACCAAGGAATACTTATGATTCTTGATTAGGTCTGCATTGCCACTCTCTACCTTGTTCCATGTAATAGATACAGTTGCAAGGTTAGGTGGGACAACAACAAAGGTTACTTGTCCTAAAGTTCTATTAACAGTAAAGTCAACAGTTTCAACTTGTGCAACTCCATTTACGGTTGCTGTTACTAATGTAGCATCTAGTGTGGCTTCGGCTAATTGATAAAGTGCGGAAGAACCATTTCCAACGAATGTCTGTGTCTTGTATCCGCTAATTAGGTTAATCTCTTCAAAGAGCGTACCACCGCCACTAGGGGGTGCAGATAATGCGACTGTAGGAACGTAACCAACAACATCAGCATAAGTTGTACCATTGTACTGTTTATAGTCTGTGCCATTGATGAAGTAAACAATATCTTCAAACCAAAATATATTAGTCTTAGCGTCTGTGATCGTTCCTAAAATTGTAACCGTTCCCTCAGATATTAATGTAGCAATTGCAGTAGTTGTAGTAACAACGTCTGTATCATATTCGTAGACGTTCCCATTCCAACACAATATCATTGCTTGTGTGCCACCAATTGTGCCAAACCATTGACCTTGTACGTCTCCAACTCCAAAGTTGATGTAAGTATAATGCCCCGGTCTTTTCTCTATCTTGTAATCTTTTGTGACTCTTGCGTTAAATCCTGAAATCCACTCACCAACACTAACCTCTGTGTCACCGACCGCCTCATTTATACCCAAGAATCTGTCAATCTTAATAGGACTAGGCTTTTTCCTAGGAGTAAATGTTGCCACAGAAATCACCTCCGTAAACGTCTGCAATAGGTTCTTCACTTGCAGGTGGTGTCTTTAGTGCTTCATACTTAAGTTCGTTAGCCTTGCCTTCAAAGTAGTTGACCAAATCAGTGTTCTCGGTAGTAGCCATTTTAGAGGCTACAAAGAATCTAACAAATTGCTCAGCAGTTGGATTGTAAATATCTAGCACATCGGTTACAGCTGTAATAGTTGTAGGCAATGGCTTATAGATAATCTTAATCGTGCCTTCGTAATCTTGTTTAACTGCTAGGGTGTTGTTACCTTCCCATTTGAAGTTAGAGTTCAATTCGTAAGGACGTTCATTAATTATCTTATCAACTTCGCCAAAATCACTTGGCATGTCATATCTTACCCACTCTCTATACTCAGGAATGGTTTTGAAATTATATTCATACAAGCAACGATTAAGGTGTCTGTAATACGTTGTTCCTGACATTCTAATTCTAATTGGGTACAAACTGTCAGATGGAGTTATAGAACCGCTGTAATCGGCTTCTAGGTCGGTCACAATCGATATGGTGCTTAATACGACCCACGCAGAGCCATTATACTCTTCAATATAGACTGTTGCATCAGAATCTACTGTAAAGTAGTAAGCTTTTGCACCTACTATACCATCTTCGGGATAATTCAAGTCTGTTCCTGTAAACTCCTCAACATCGAATTGGTCAGAAAGTAAATTAGGGATTGCTTTACAGACAAGGTTATACTCGCTAAAGTTCTTAGAGTCTCTGAAGATTTCTTGCACAGCCATATTTATGAATCTTATTCCATTACTTTCTAGTGCGGCAATGTCAGAGTCAGAAGATGGCTTAACTACACCATCCTCATTATACTCATCAATCAAAGCCCTAGAATCATATAATATTTCTTGTACTGTCATTATTCCACCTCTAATCTACTACCACGTGTCCTTGTATTTTAACTCTATGGGTTGTGAGTGCTGATATATTGTCTCTTACCCTGCCTGAGAATGATTCTGCTAGTGTTCCATTAACTCTAATTGCTACACCCGCTTTATCTTGTCCATTGAACGTTACTCTTGAAGCTGTACCGAATGTACCACCACCACCTGAGCGTGTAGGGTACGTAACATCATATCCTTCTACTCTATATTCAGCGTTTTCTCTGACGTTATAAAGGCTTTGTGCTGAAGTTGTTCCTTCTTTACGATAATAAACACCGTTAGTCAATTTAGTTAGGTTACCATAAAGACCATCATCGCCTGCTGTTCCATGGGTCATAGCTACAATCATTCTGTTTATATCCCATGCAGTGCCTGTTTCAGGTGTTGCGCTGAATGTAGTGGCTGTTGTTGCTCCGTTTATGTTCATATCTACATTCTGTAGGCTTGCACTTGCTGTAGTGCTATAAGTTACATCTAGTGGGATTGCTATAGATATTGTATACTCTGCCCCCGCTACTGCTACCACTGTTAGTATTTCTTCTTGTGTTACTTTTTTGTCTTCTTGAATGAGTATAAAATTACCTACAACAGGTACTGTTCCATCTGTGGTGATGTTAAATGAAGCACTATCCTTAACTGCTGTGGTTAGTAATATAATATCTCCTAGAGTTGCCCCTAGAAATAGACTTATTCTATCTGATGTTTGGTCTTGAATTGCTATATCTACTGTTCCGCCATGTACATGCATATTGTTCTCCTCTCGTTAAAATAGGACAGCCACACATTTTATAGTATGACTGCCCTATGGTTTAGGCTTTCTTTGGTTTTTCTTCCTTGAATCCATGACGCTCAATTAATACTTGCCCCACTTCATCGGATACCGAAACAACTTTCATGCCTTTTCTAAGTTTCATTTATAACTCCGTTCTACGCCTTCTTGCTTCTGTAAGTAGAAGTCAATTTCTGTGCGAATGAGAAAGCGTCATAGATGTAACGACCTTCAATTAAAGCACCTGAGATTCCTGGAGGATTCTCGTGAGTAAAGAGTTCTTCTAATTGACGTGGGTTAACGTTTGCTTTAGGGTGAGTAAGAATAAAGTTAGTGTTAGCAGGGAAATAGCTAGTAGGAACTTTGATAATCTTAACTCCGTCTGCTTCTCCGACTAAACCTTTGATAACCATCTTTTGTGCCATATCTGATGGAAGGATAAATTGATCGTCTAACTTAAGGAACTTGTAATAAGTAGGATTAGCGAAACATACACGTCCATTTGAAGGAACTTTAGCTTCATCAAGTGCTTCACCTGCTGTCAACAGAGTTGAGTAAGCATTAGCTGCTGTAATAACTGTGAGAACGTCTTGTGTTGCCGCTATTGCTGTAGCTGTAAGAACTGCAAGGTTACGAGTATCCATAAGTGGTGTTACTTGCTCGTCCATTTGTGCTTTCATGAATGCGCCTGTAGTTTTAACAAGATTACCTTGAAGGTAGTTACCTTTGTCAATAACTGCTGAGAAAGATTTATCTTGTGCTAATGTGTAAGTTGCTACAGTGTCGGCTACTTCGGTTGGTGTACCATAACGGGAAGTACCTGTTCTAGTATAGTTACCGAGTGCTTGAGTTACAAGCGTATAAGCCTTAACAATGTTAGAGCCTGTGAAGTCGAATTTACCGCCGAAACCGACTTTTGTCAATGAACCAACTGAAAATACTTGGTCGATTGCTTTTTGATATTTGGTTGCTAGATTAACTGCCATTTTATTCTCCTAGTAAGCCTGCTAAGAAATCATCGCTTGCTATAGAATCTGAACCACTTACGCTTTTAACCACGCCTTTACTTTTAGTCTTTGCGTTCTGCTTCTTGACACCTAGTTGCTTTTCTAATTCAGCTACCTTATCTGTGAGTGTTTTAATTGTGTCAGACTTTGTTGTCAACTCACCATCTTTAAGGCTACCTTCATAAGCTTGTGTCATGTCTTGACCCTTGGCTACCGCATCCATAACCTCTTCGGTTAGTTTATCTACGGGTATATCAGGGTACTTATCTACAAAACGGTCAACCATCTTATCTTGCATGGTCTTGCGTGAAGATTCATATTCTGTTTTAACATCATTAACATTGCGTGATTCTTTCGAAGCTTTATCGTCAAAATACTGTTGTCGTAAAGTTTCCATTAATTTGTCAGCGTCCATTTCAAACATCTCGGCAACCTCTAAGAACTCATTGTTCTGTTCTCTTGCACTATTATCAACGTTCGCTTCTTTCATGCCTAATTGCATAAACATCTTTGCTTTTTCGGGTGTTAGGTCGTTAACGTTTCCAACTTCGTGATTGTACTTGTACTCGTCAAATCCTAACAGTTCAGATAACTTTGCTTTCTCCGCTTCTACATCTTCGGTGGTATCCTCAGTAGTTTCTTCGGTTTCAGTCTCATCATCTTTTACATCTGTATCAACAGCTAATTCTGTGTCAGTTTCTACCTCGTCAAAGCTATCAGTTTCTTCGTTGTAGCCTTCGGGTAAAATGTAATCGAGTTCTTCGGTTGCTTCGGTTTGGTTGCCGATTTCATCCATGTTTGTTCTCCTCTGCTCTTATGGTTGAGAGCATATAAAAACGCCACCCCTGTTAAGGAATGACGTTCAATGACGTTCTATTGTTTAGTTTTCTATTCCTAAATCCATTTCCCTAGCTTGAGCTTCTTGCATATCTTAGGAAATCTTCTATATTTAGGAATGAATACCGCTTTGAATATAGTTTCATGCTTATACATCTTATCAATTGCTTTGTTATACTTCTTTGCTAAGTCCATTTGAACCTCCTTGGGTTTCTACTTTTGTGCTTGTGTTTTGAATTGTGTAATTGTTCCGCATCTGCATCTGATTTCTAATACACTGCCTTCGACAAGGTCACCTTTGCCCAACAACTTAGGCTTTCCTACCTCACCATTATGCTTGTTAACATTACACTTTTCGTTGGAGCATCGTAGCTCTCTCATGTTTGTATCCATTAATCCCCTTCACTATACCACATATTGTGATATTTGTCAATTAACCTTGCTCTTAAGTTTCTTACTTTTCTTAGGTTTCTTTAAATCAAGTCCACCATAGTTGCTACAATTAGCGTTTGTACATACTAATTCTACCTCACTATAGATGTCCAATGAGTCTACAGCTGTTGTTAATTCGCTTTTACCTATATATAGGTTTCCATCACAGAACTCACACTTCATTTTGCACACCTCCCCTTGCTTGTTCAAATATTGC